TCATATAGTCCTTCACCAGAGGTGAGGTTACCAGCTGAGTTACCATAATCTCTATTGAGAATATTAGTATCTACTTGAGAAACTAGAGCGTAGTATTGACGTGGATTTAGCACGGCAGTACGTCCGACCTTTGGAAGATTCTTCTCATCGAGAATTGAAGCAGCTTCAAAGAAGGCATCCACCAATTTCTGTGCATCATACTGATTACCTGCTCCGATCTTAATGACGGAACCACCTGGCTCAGGGCCTGGTGCTGCGGTAATAGGATGTGCTTGGCGTGCAGCCTGTGCAATCACACGGAAGATTTTCTTATCATAAGCTTCTGCTAGTGCATGACCGATCTTCTTGCTGATCTCTCCACGTAGGGAGTAATGTGCAAGAGTTTCATCAAGATCATATACGAATGCTGAGCTGATAAGCAGATCATCACAAGTGATTGTCTTCTCTGCTACTGGGGGATCACCCGAACCCAGGATTGGAGTCCCTGGCTCATGGTAATCAGCCGTCATGCGGCCTGTAAAGATGAACTGTAGTGACTTACCGTTCTTTAGTTGACGGGTTTGTACAGTCCCTTTTGCAATAGTTGCTGACTCATAAGCTTTAAACAGCTCACCAGAAAACAACTTTAAATAAGTAGCGTATTTGGTATCATAAGCAGTACTCAGTGCCAACGGTGTTGACGAAGTATTGTTAATAGAACCAACGCTAGAAACTAAGGTATTAGCCATTGTTTAGAGAGTAGTGTATAATTAAACAGTCTCTCAATCGATTGAAATTAAATAAAAATGTGGTCTTTCCCACCGTCTAGACGGCAAAGGGTATCCGCTATGCTTACTCCGTAGAGATTACATTCGGGCCAGTGCCAATGAAAGAGAGGTCCGACTCTGAGGTGCCTCTCTCCCTGTACTATTTAAAAGCTGTACTTAGCTCCGATTTTCGTACCCCAGGAATTGTCATCATTGGTATCCTCATCTGCTGTTAGCAGTGAGACTTCACCATAGACTCCTAGTTTCTCGGTAGCAGCAAAAGATGCTCCCACTTTACCAGAGATACGGTTATCCGAGTCAGCCCCATCCACCGCTACGATGGCCGGGCCTCCTTGAATATAATATGTGAACGAATCATTACCTCCTTCATATCCCACATGGAGATCTGTAGTGGTACTTTCTACGTTCGAACCGGTGCGAGACCCATTGGCCTCTACGTTTACATATACACCAGCGGTTGCAGGTGTCGCCAAAGCTACTGAAGTCAGTGCGGCAAGTGCAATAATTTTCATCGTTAAAGTTTACTTTGTTTTGGTATAAGGGATACCACGATACTTTAGTTGGACTTTCATTAGTCTTCTCCTTAGTAACAACCCCCCGTTCCATGAGTTGTTTTCATGCAAAGCAAGTTAATGCCCCGAACGGACGTAGTTCCCTGTGGCTTCCACTGCTTCGACAAGCGAGCCGCCATGGTTTTCATTTCTTAGGAGGCCTACCTTTCTTTGTTCCGTAGGTTCCTTTACCTTTAGGCATAATTAATTACCAGGATGATGTGGATAGTGTGCTTGCTGCACATACGTCTTGATGTGGTGATAGTTCTGCATCTGTTTGACCATCACTGACTCCATTAACAGTAAGCCTTCCAGCGCCATTGCCTCCAACTACTGTTAATACTTCATCGTCATCATAATTCCTACCAGCTCTCTTTACAGTAGCTCCTGTTATTCCACCGGAGCCATTAACTGTAACAGTAGCCTCAGCCTCAGCACCAGTACCACCCGTAAGAGTTACTGTGCCTGCGGTATACCCAGTCCCAGCTGTGATTCCGTCAAATGCTGCTATCTCCCCTGTTGTATAAGGGTGTCTGTAAATAGGATTAGTAGCTGCGGTGGGTACTACATATAATGTGGTGAGCCCTGATATATTCTTAGGGTCATAGCCTGTTGCGTCTGCCATAATTAAAAGTTTAGATTAGATCTTTCTAGTTTATCGTATATCTCCTGACGATAGGCAGGATCTTTATCATACTGTGGGTCACTCATAGCTTTCACTACTTGAGCTTGGCTCTTAAATACATCACCCACAGACTTAGATGCTTTACCTGTAAGTAGTTGACCATCAACCCCTTTAGCATCATTGAATCTATAAGTTAACGCTTGGACAGCAAAGAATGATGCAAGTGGATCACCTTTCTCCATGACTTGATCGTACATCTTGACTTCCTGTTCGCCAAGATTATCGTTAGCCCAGGACATCATCTGCCCATACTGCTCCTCACCGCCTACTATACCCTTCAGTTGAGTGACATCTTTCTCACTTAAACCGGGTGCTGTTTCTTCAGGAGCTTCTTTAACATCAGATCTGTACTTTAAATACATCTGAGCTACCTCCCTAGAATCCATACCAGATAATTTATCTAAAGTTTCTTTAGTGAATTCACCTTGTGCTTCATCCCAAAGAGTATCTAAAAAGGAAGTATCAACTTCATCTGGTTTGTCCTCTTCTTTAGCTTCAGGTTTGTCTGGTTCAGCTTCTGGTTCAGCCTTCTCTTCTTTAGGTTCACCGAGTTTCTTTTGAAGTTCAATGTATCCCTTCTCCAGATCCTCAGCATCTTTAAACTTACCTGCTAATAGTTGGTCCTGTTGTGCAGCTAGCTTCTCACCAACTTCTAGAGATTCTTTCTCCTCATCACTGAGTTCTCCTTCGACTTGTTCAGTCGGATCATACGTTAGTGTTGCCATCTTGTGTAACTACTGTTAGGTTTCCAAGTCCAACTGTTGTCACCTGTTTAGAACCAGGTGCTTTAATGTTTGGACTACCAACTTTCATTCGAGGTGCATACTTCATTTTCATTTCACTCTTCTCTTCAAAGAGTTCTTTATCTTCTGCACTCAAAGGTGGTTGGACTTTTTTAACTGCTCGCTTAGCCCTCCGGGGCCGCGACGGCTTCTGATTGTCCACTGAGTTCCTCCGCTAATTGTGGGTTTTTACTTGGATCATTTATAGGTGCTCCAGCCATCTGTGCATCAACCTTACTCTGCTCGAGTTGCATTTGTTGTTGCTGTGCAGCCTGCTGTTCACCTTGTATCTCTTGCATCGAACGTACAAGATTAAGTACATCAATACCTTGTGCTGCAGCAAGACGTTTAATAACCTCTTCAGGGTTAATGTATTGCTGTGTAGCTTCTGGTCCCATAGTCTGGGAGATAGTAGTTAGGAATTGACCTAACGCCTCTCTATCTTGACCACGACCTAAAGCATTAACACCTGCTACAATGGTAGGTTTCACCATTGACTTAGGTAGCTTAGGTATCTGTCCTGTCTTCTGGAATACAGACAACTTTCTATTCAAATATGGCACAAGGAATTCAACTGTGAGTAAACTGAAGAGCCCACCCAACTGTTGTTCTAACTCCATCTGTGTCATACGAACTTCTTCTGCAGTAGTTCTTTCTGACTGACGTACTGAAAGTATAAGGAAAGCCTCTGCTAATCTCTTCTCTAACTGACCTATCATTTGATAAGCTGTAGCGAAATCAGCTTGCTTCCCTACTTGTACAACACCAATATCGTCAGGTCTTCCCTGTACGATTGCTCCATTACCAGCTGCAGCTAGTGTTTGAGGCTTAGTTGTACTAGAAGGTGAGACAACAAATACAACCTTAGCTGCTGCTGCACTGCCTTCAACGATTGCTTGAGATAATGCCTCAAGACTCTTCAAGTCACCAACAAATTCCTCTACCCTGCCTCGCCCGTAGGCTTCGCCATCCACCGTATTAAACCGAAGATGAATCCAAGGTGTAGTATCTACTGGTGATTTACCTCTAGATGTTGGGATGATTTTATCGAATACTTCTTGATGCCATACGAAACGATTGTTATCTCGTTTGATATGTGTGTATACATCACAGTCTTCGTTATCCTCATCCTCATTGACTAGCATATAATCATCTATGTGATCTGCTAACAATTTTTTTGCTATTTTTTCTTTTGTGACAATTTCAATTACATTTCCGTTACCATCTCTATCTATAACAAAACGGTTTAGCGGGTATAACTTTAACCCATCTTTACCCATAAAGATAAGAGCATTACCTGCTACTACCAAGTGCTTCAGCGCTTGATGTATAGCAACTCTATCATCGGATGCTGCAATAGCTTCCATGATAGTACGCTCAATCTTTGCAAAGGATAAATCTAATTCGGTCTTAACTTCAGGTGGCACCTCTGTGCCTATCTGTGACTCATCCATTTGAAGTTTAAAGAAACTGGTGTTAACCGGCATGAGAGCTAACATAAGTTTAGACGCTAAAGTCACAACTCCTTTTGCTCCTACCGATTGCCATGGTGTTTTTAAATCCCTAACTCCACCTTTGAATGATTCTTCATCCCGAATTAAATAGGGTAATGTAAGTCTTGCTGCTACGTCCGCTTGTGATAGATACTCTGAACGGTATTGTAATAAACTATCATACCTTTTTTTAGCTGTCATTATACGTTAAGTCCTGTATTAGTTGATCTTCCTGGATTTAGTATATCCCAAACAGTTTTACCCGAAGCATCTACATTTCTATTGCCAGCTTTTAGGCCTGCTTTATTTTTAGCCCAGCCTAAAGCACCATAACCTTGACCTGCTTTATTCTGTGCATCAAGGTAATCTTTTATTTGTGTTTTAGTTTTACCTTCTGAAAAAGATTTGTATAAATCTTCATGACCAAACATATCACTAGATCCCACTCCTTTTAAAAAGTCCCATCCAGTTTTATTTGATGTTGGTCTTCTAGGTGCGGGCGTTATCTCTCTTCCACTAGACAAATCAGCAGCGCTCATTCCTCTTGCATTTCGAGACTGTGCACTAGCTTGTATCCCCATAACAGGTACCCCATTAACTACAGTCGACTTTGGATTTAGTATATCCCAGATAGTTTTACCCGAAGCATTGGTATTCTTAGCTGCATTTGGTCCTCGATCTTCGCCTGCTTTATTTTTAGCCCAGCCTAAAGCACCGTAACCTGTGCCTGCTTTATTATGTGCATCAAGATAATCGATGACTTCCTGTTCTGACTTACCTCCAATAGTCATTGCTGCATCTAA